AGCTTTGCACACTTGGAGCTATAGCAGATGGTGGTGGTTGGTTTTTATAATTAACTGTACTGTCTGCTCCATATGAAGCCATTGAAGCCCATATTAAAGCAATCATCATTAAAAATAAAAAGACTATAAAACCTCTTCGCATGAGAAGGACACTCCATATAAACTAATGTGATTCGCACTCCAAGTTAGCTCATTGTTGGTCATTCTCATAACGCATTTAGGACTTGCATAGGTTACTGTTGCGTTGTTTGCTAATGTCGCAGATAAAGGTGGCTCTATCGTAAGTGTTGCTTCACCACTTCCATCACTTGCCACATCAGCAATAATCATATGCAGTTTGCTGGTTGCTCCAGAATTAAATTGCACATAGTCGCCTTTTTTAAATAATTGTGATTCTGATGTATCTGCACCATCAACTGTTACATCAAACGCACCCACAGCATGGTCAGCACTTACCGCAATCGTATTTGATATTGTGCCTTGTACAGCACTTGCGTCTGGGTCGCCCATTAAGAATGTTCCAAACCTACCATGTAATTGCATGAAAAAAGCTAGCCATTCGTTTGCTTGTGTTCTATTCATGGGCGGTAAAGTAACTGTGCTATACCATTTTGCACCTGTGAACTGATGTACTTGGGTTGAATAGGTGAATGGGCTTTGGCTTTGTGCCACAGCTTTAGCAATCCCCCATTCACTTCTTACAAAGTTTGGAGTATTAGGCATTTGCAATGGATAAGTTGGCTCTGCCATTTATGCACCAAAGTCCTTCGCAAAAGTTCCACCTCTCAATCTGGCTTCTCTTACTGCTGATAATGTGTTTTCTTTTATGGCTGGTAGCAAGTTTAAGACTTCTGCTCTTACAGTTTGACTTACACCTGTTGCAAAGTTTAGGTTTTGCTCAATCGTAACACCACCACCCATTTGATTATTTGGCACTACTGTTCCAGCAGTTTTAGGTACAAACATTTCTGCACCTCTCTCTCCAACCATATAAGGCATATTTGGATTTACATTCCCACCCATAGCTCTTGCACCTAAAGGCATAGCTGAACCTGTTAAACCACCCATTATCATATCTGTATTTGTTAAACTTGCTGTACTGCCACCAGAGCCACCCATGAAAAACCCTAATGCTTTTTGTAAAAAATTACTGCTTCCACCACCACTTGCCATTTGAGTTGCTTCCATAGATTCTTTAATTTCTTTTAAAAGCGGATCTATAACTCGTAATTGAAATATTAAAGCAACAACTTGCTGTAATACACTTTGAAAAATATCAACTAAACTGTCTTTGAAATCTTTGCCACTAACAACAGCTTCACCAAACGCAGTTGAAATACTCTTGCCAACATCTTCAAATTTTTGATTTATTTTGTCTAGTTGTGTCATTTCTAAATCAAATTCTTCTCCTTGAAGTTCGGCTTCTCTGTCCATTTTTATCTGCTTCATTTGAGCTTCAAGTTTAAATTTTTCTCTAAGTTTTTTGTTTGCTTCTGCAAGAGCTTTAGTTTCTTTCTTCTGCTGTTCGATTGCTAATTTTGCACCTTTACTATAATTTTCTCTTTCTTTTTTTACTCTTTCAAATTCTTCATTCTGTAATCTTAATGTTTCATTTAACTCATCATTTGCTCCAACAAATTCTTTAACTTCTTTTGTAAGTTGATGAATTGCCACACCACCCAAAGCAACACCAGACATTATCATAAATAATGGATTTACTAACATAGTTAAAGTCAATGCTCCTATACTTGCTTGAAGTCTAGCAATCGCATTTAAAACAGCAGCTCCAGCCAAAACTTGAAAAAATAATTTTATATTATCAATATTATCTACAAGGAATCTGACAAATTTAGCAAGAGATTCGCCTAATGTTTTACCAATCTCTTTAATTCTTTCTTGGTTATTATCTAAAAAAACATTTAAGTCGCCAAATTGCATTTTTAATTCTGCAAAAAAAGATTCACTTACTGCAATCTGAAATTGCATAAATTTATCTTTAATCATGGACAAAGTACCAGTTAAAGTGTTAGCAAGTTCATCTGTAACATTTCCAAATGTGCCACCTTTACCAAACACTCTTTCAAATGCTTCTCTTGTTTGTTCAGCAGAAACAGTTGCTCCAGCAGAGAATCCAAGTAAATCTCTAACCCCTCTTTCTCTAAATACATCAGCACTAGCAATACCACCAGAAAATGATCTTTGGATTTGTTCGGCAGTTTGTCTAAAATCAAGACCTGTTACAGCAGCGACATTACCTGTAATCTCTAAAACTTTTGACAATTCATCTGCGTCATCTGCAACAACAGCTAAATTTCCAGAAGCCTGTTGTATTTCGCCAAGTGTAAATGGAACTTTACCAGCAAACTCAAGCATTTTTTCAAATGCTCTTTCACCTTCTGCTGCTGTGCCAAAAAGTGCTTTTAATCGTATTTGGAGATTTTCAATTTGTATTCCTGTATCTATTACACCTTTTACAAATATAGCTCCAAATGCTACAGCTAAAACTGCACCTACTTTTGTTGCTGTGGCTGTTACACTTGCAAGACTTTTGGAAAGATTATTAAGACCACCACTCATTCTTTTTGATGAGTTGCCAACTACTTTATTGGCTTCAGCCATATCTCGCTTCAGACCTTTTAGGTCAGCTTCAATCTTGACTATCAGTTTGTCTAATTCAGTTGCCATTAGTTATCTGGGTACAGCTCCATTAGTTCATTTAACTCGTCTTTGTCCATTGGTTTATCTTTGTTGCCACCATTGAACTCACTAAATCCTTTTATCGCTAGAGTTATTTCGGTAATGCTCATATCCCAAAATACTGCTGGATTAATACCTATCATACCAATACAGACTTCAATCCATCTTTGGTATGGTAGTTCAGCTTCTTCGTCTATTCCTCTACTGGACTTTTTTTTTCGTCAACAGTATCGTCATCAACATTCAAAGCCAAAGTTACCAACTCTCCAGCCATCTTAATAGCTTCTAACAAGCCTATCTCGGCAATCAACCCTTTAACTTCTTTGTCTTGTAGATTATTTCCACCAGCCCTTAGAGCTAAAGTTATAACAGAAATTATCTCGGTCATAGTAATATCTGCTTGTGCTAACTTATTACCTAGCTTCAAAATACTACACCCTAAAGCCTGTTCTATCCTAATAATCGTATCAAGGCTCATTCTTGCCTTGTATTCATCATCATTAAACAGAAGTATCTTTTCTGCTTTTAGCTTGTTTATGCTCATTGTTTTTCTCCGAATTGGTTAATATTACAATTACTTCATCTCTATCGCCAAGATTCTTTGCGTAGCTGATTGTGTAAGATTTCTTGTCAATTTTAATTACATCTGTATCTTTGAAACCCTTGTAATAAGGTATTTCTATTTCAACATTGTTTTCACCAATGTTCACTTGTGCGTCTAATTTCTTAGAGCCAACTTCTATTGCTTTCAGTTCCCACATTATGGTCTCCCAATATCTATTGCTTGTATTGTAAGTGTACCACTAGCCGAAGTTCTTATCGCACTAATAAAATAGCCATTTGGTATTGCGACAAATGCTTCTTCGCCTATGCCTATGTGCATATCGTTTGCTGTTGCGTCTGTACCAGAAGCTGCATTTATACTTATATGACAAGCTGTGGTCGGACATAATCTCACCACTCCACTTGGGATTGTCAATCCACTTGTGGTTGCTGAACTATCAGTATAAGCCAATGCAGTATTGTTAATCACTTGATAAATCATAATTTACCCCCTAATTAAACTGTTGCAAATGTAATCGCACCAGCACTCTCAAATGACATTGAGTAAGTAACTTCTCCATTATAACTACCAGCATATTCAATACTTACCACCTGCATACTTCCAGTAAATGTGCCAAAATCTGGAATTATGGTCTGAAAATTACTAAATGTTGAAGCTGCAAAAGCTGTCCTTACACTTGCTTCACTAGCAGAATCAGTAAACACCCCAGAGCCACTAACACTAAAACTTTGAATCCCAGCGTCAGGTAATAATGTTCTTACCTTTGATGAATCTTTATTTGTTACATCTATTGTTTCTGCGTTCATTGTGATAGAAGTATCTCTTAGACCAGCAACAGTTGTAAATGTTTCTGGGCTACCAGCATTTCCTATCTTGACAAGTAACGCACTACCTTTTTGTACTGCCATAATATATCTCCATTAAAATTAACTATCATACACAATCACATTCAAGGATAGCACTCCATGTCTAGTAATTCCATTATTTTCTACAAGTGTAATTGTGTTCCTTACTTGACTTACTACCATGTCTGCACCAGATACAGAATATGTGGTGTCGTGTAGTAACTCATAAATTCTTTCCATAGCATTAGATATTTCTTTTTTACCTCTATATTCTGACCAAACATCAATATCTATATTATATTCATTGCCATCTAAATTCTTTGTTCCTCTGTTGATAACATTAATATTGCCTATAACAACATAAGGATAACCTGTATCTTGTGGTACATTATCAAATATTTTATTATTACCAACAATACCATCTAAAGTGCTGTCGCCATTTAAGGTTGAGTAAAGTATTGTTTGTAAGTCAAATGAATGAAAGCTCATGTTATTTTTACATTCCCCAATGATATATCTTTATATTTTCTATTAGCATATTGCTTAGTGTCTTTAAAGGCTTGTGATTCTTTACCCATAAAAGGTCGTTGCAATCCACCTCTAGCAAAACTTTGCTCTAATATGTTTGCATAACTCACTCTAGTTTGCACAGCAGAAAATGGTCTATTCTTGGTTGCTGGCTCTATAAAAAAACTATTAACCAATCTACCTGTATCTATCGCTGGTGGATTATCTTTTGTAGAAGCTCTATGAACTTTGCCACCTCTCATATAGGATTTTCCATCTCTAGGAGTTTGTTGCATACCTTTCATAATATGATTTCTAAACATATTGGCAACATTGTTCAGATAACCAGCAGTTTTAAGATCATATAAGTCTAAGGCTTTATCAGTCTTTTGTTTCATCTTAGATTGAATTTTTACCTTGACTGTCATTAAGTTGCTACTCCTTCCTCTGCGTCTATGACTTGATACCTTTCTTTGCCTTCTAATAAAGAAGCCACATGCTGAATATTAAATAATTTAGAGTTGTAACTGATTCTATGTTTTGGTGTCAAAGATGAAATATATCTTATGGTAAAACGATAATTACTTCTATCCTGTATCTGATCGCCAAAACTGTTCTCTGTTCCAGATAAGTTTTCTACTTTAGCCCAAACTGTGTTTGCTGTTGAAAAAGAAGCTACTTGACCACCACCAGTATCAGTTGATGTCCCCAGTGATTGGATAACAATTCTGTTTCGCATTTCGCCTAACATTACGCACCCATTTGTCCTACATATTGAGCTTGACCTCTATATGGATTAACAGATAAAGATTTAATTCTATAAGCCTGTAATAATTGTGTTGCACTTGTTGGAGCTAATACTCTTTTGCCATCTAGCAAATCTCCTCTATGCTCAAACAAATAAGAAGAATATTCTAGGCAAGCTGATTTAATATCATAAGGGACTGCTGTAGTTGCTCCATATCCAGCAACATATTGAATCTCTAAACCATTGGCAACTCTTAAACTTGTTGGATAGCTTTTACCTTTCCTTAACACTATCTTTGCTGGAACACTTACATTATCAACATAATAATTTGAACTGGCAAAAGTGGTTGCTGTATCTGCGTCATCATGCGACTTGATATGAGTAACACTTGATACAGGGCTTTTTGGCAATAAAATATTTTTAGTGCTAATGTTTCTATCAATGCCAACATACATACCTTCTTGTAAAGGTGTATCAACATCATAAATAGAATCAATAAAAAGTTGATAAGTAACTGTGGTCAAAGTTCTGTTAGTATATTCTTTCGCCCAGTTATGGACAGCTCTTTCAATTAATGCAACAACAGTATCATCATCAGATGAATCTATTTTATTCCATGCTTTTATCTCAGCTTGAGTTACTGCGTATGCTGTTTCTGCTGTATGTACTTTTAGTCCAGCCATTTAGTTTCTCCTAATCTGCGTCTGCAATAGTGTTACCATCTGCTACCCAAGCAAGTATAGCTTGATAATCTGTGTTCTCTGTGTTGATAGGTACAAAACATTCTTGCCCACCTATTGTTGCTTTGATACTTACATTTCCACTACCAATCATTCCTGTTTGATATTGTGCTGATGTTACTATTTTACCTTCCATATATTACTCCTATAATTCTGCATCTAAATCTAACGAAGCAGTACCAGATTGAAAAACACTACATGGGTGCGTTGCTGTCATACCACTACTGGTCATAGTTACATCTGCTTCAAAAGTATTTTCATCAGTATAAGTAGCAGAAAAAGCTGTGCTTTGTGGTTGATGACTATTGGAATAAAACCAAGAGAAAGTGCCATTATGTGTTGCAGTAGCTCCTGTTCTCATTGAAGTAATTAAACCAAAACTTGCTCTGGCTACTGTGTTCGTAGCATTAGCAGAACCGATTAATGGTGGTTGTGTATATTTTTGGAAATACCTTTGACATCTTAATAAGCTATTACCAAACGATTCATGTTGGAAAGATGGAATTGTGCTTGATGTAAACTCGCCTACTTCTAGCTGAACTCCAGTAATATACCAATCGTTATCAGTACTGTCTGCTAAATTAACTTGACCTACTGCTCTATTAGCATTAGTGTTTGCAGTCCATGTTGTGCTTAATGTGCCACTAGAGTAAGTTGTGCCAGCAAGTAACCAAAAAAACATATGCAAACTATTCAAATTATCATTATCAAAAGCACCTGTAGTATCAGCAGGAAAACTTAAAACTTTTTTCTCCCAAGTGTTAGCACTTGAAATAGTGTACGCTTGAGATACTTGTCTTGTATTATCATTGTCCCATAATTCTAAAATATAAGTTCCAGTTTTTGCTGACTTAACCCAAAAAGATACAGTAAATTTTTCTGCACTAGATGTCCCTTTTTTAAATAGTTGTAAGTCTTGCCCTTCAAATCTCATTTGGTGTGTCATAAAAGAACCAGCAGATAAACTACCATTTGCTGTAGTGCAATCATACTTTGTTGAGCTACGAAATCCTGAACCTGTTGGAGTATCGGTTGCTTGAGAAACAGTCCAAGTTCCACCTGTGCCTATATCTGTTAGCCATCTATCACAAACAATATAACCAGAGGTAGTTACCCCTGTAACAGATGTAGCCCTTTGAGCTACTTGCATATCACCATTAATAATAAGTGGTTCAGTATTAGGTCTTAAAGAATCTCCACCAACATCTGCAAAAGATAAAGTTCCAGAGCCATTTGTTACTATACCTTGATTGGCAGAGCCATCAGCACTTGGTAAAACGAATATCTGGTCGCCTGTCAAAGCTGGTGCTTCAAAGCCAACAAAGTTTGATCCTTCGTAAAATCTTAATTCATTGTTTGAGCCACCTATGGATAAGTTTCCAGCAGTTGTCAAAGCTCCACCATCTGCTATGGTAAGTGCGTCATCTCCATCTGTAAATTCAATCAATGCTGTTCTTACCGAATCAGATTTAAAATATTCTACTGTGTCATTAGTTTGATCTAACTCTGCTATAGTAATAAATGCGTCATTATCTTCATTTCTTATTTGTAACAAATTGCTAGTCGTATTGTAAAATAGTTGATTGGCAAAAGTAGTTGATGGAGCAGAACTTCCAGAACTGGTACTTGCCAATGCTTGTAAAGCTGAATTTATGTCAGCCCTAGTATTCGGAAAGGTCTGGTTT